GTAGAAGTTCGTTTTATACCACAAAGCGAAGGAGATTTGTATACAATAACTTATTTAGCTCCAGGATACTGGACAGTAACAACTACGTTTGAAATATTACCATGAGTTGAACACTAAGCCCAGCAGCATTGCAAGCAATGTTTGCTCAAGAAACAGATAAAGATTTAATACTACTTTTAACAATATATAGTCCAGACAATCCAGAACAAGTAATACTTAGATTATGTGATTCAGCTCCAAATACCGGCAGTACATCGGACGGAGGATTTACAGGTAGACTACAAGACTTAACCACAGATACTCAAATAGTTTATGGTGTTGTAAGTGGTGGTCAAGAGTATATATTTTTTCCAATGAATATTGGATTGCCAGATGAAGTAGAAGGTTCTGCACCTCAGTGTACTATTACAGTATACGATGTCACTCGCGAATTAATGCCAGTAGTTAGATTATTAAACGGCCGACCAAAAGTTAAATTACAGTTAGTATTATCATCTAGTCCAAATACAGTTGAAGCAACATTTTCTAACTTATATATAACAAATTTCACATATACTGTAGATAGAATAACTGCTAACTTATCTATGGTAAACTATGAAACAGAACCTTTTCCTCAGTATTCTTTTACTCCCGTACATTTTCCAGGATTATTCTAAATGTGGTCAAATAAATATATTGGAATTCCGTTTAAAGCCAAAGGGCGTGATTACGACGGAGTAGATTGTTGGGGATTAGTTCGTCTTGTATACCAAGACGAATATAGTATTAACCTTCCAAGTTTTGAACAAGATTATATTATTCAAGATAATAATAGAATTTCAGAACTTATTGCTCAATACAAAGAAGGCTGGGAATTAGTAGAATCTCCTACAGCAGGAAACATAGTATTATTTAGAATGCTAGGTCATCCCACACACGTTGGTGTAATGATTAATGAAACTGAGTTTTTACACTCTCGTCAAGGTTATGATGTTGCAATAGGGTCTATAAATAATACTCGCTGGAATAACCGAGTATTAGGATATTATAGATATGTAGAGCAAAAAACAAATCAATATTTAAAACAATTACCTGTAGCTCTAAAAGCAGAAAATATACCTTTTATTATAGAAAATAATAATACTACATTAGAAACTGTAAGTACTAAATTATTAGAATTAACTAATTTAAAACGAGAAAATATAGCTTTATTATTAAATAATACTGTTATACCAGAATTATACTGGAATAAAATAAATGTAAAAGATGCAGATGTAGTAAGCTATAGGATCATACCTAGTGGTGGCGACAATGGTATGGCAATTTTTAAAATGATAGTAATAACAGTAATTGCTATTCACGCACCATATATGCTAGCCGAAGCCGGTATAATGGGAGCAGGCTTTGTAACTACTGCTGCTGGAGCAACTGTTCTTAATTCAACCGCAATTATGTTAGGGGCAGCAGCAACTATTGCATCAAGTTATGCTTTAAATTATATATTTCCTGTTAGAGGTCCAGACAGAATGTCTGATCCAGGAACTACAGAAGCTCAGTTTATGCTAGAAACAGTATCAAACAGAGCAACACCTTATGGAGGAATCCCTGTAGTACTAGGAAAAGTGAGAGTTACTCCTCCACTAGCTGCTCAAACTTATATTACTTATCCTGAAGAAAGAACTAGTTATTTAACTACAGCACTGGCATGGGGTTTTGGTCCTTTAAGTATAACTGATTTTAAAATTGGCGAAAACCCTATTAGCGAATATAAAATAGCTAATAATAATCAAGATCAAGCTACAGTTACAGGTTTTGGCGATGAAAGTAGTCAAATAGCAAAATTTAATACATTATATTCACGCGACGTGTATCAACCACCCTTTAGTCCTTTTACTCTAGTTTGTGATGGAAATCCAGAAGGTACACAAGGTCAATTTTTAGGCTATGATAGCGAAGGAAATCCTAATTATGGGCCAACTACGTTTCCTCCTCCAGGCGAGACGTTTAATTTACCCTCTCCATCAGGTACTGCAAGTGAAGTAAGTGTAGCCTTTCATTTTCCACAAGGCTTACGAAAAATAAAAGCTAGAGGAGATGGAGCGGGCGATTCTTACGAAGCAACTGTACAGTTAAAAATAGAATTCAGTGAAGATGGAGGAAACACTTGGGACGCAGAAACTTTTTCGGTTACTAGAACTAATAGAGATGCATTTACTATAACGAAAAATAAAACCTTTTCACCAGAAAAGGTAGTATTAGCTAGAGCAACTCGTTTAACAGGAGACAATACTGAAGACAACCCTGACTGGAGATATGCTCATGAAGTTAAAGTTATTGCTATAACATATTATAGCAATAGAAAACCTTTAATAGAACCACCTAACTCCACAATAGCAAGAAGTGCGTATGTTATTCAAGCTACAGACCAATTGACTGGTCAATTAGAAGGAATAAATGCTATTGTACAAAGCATATGTAAACCAGCAAATAATTTTATTAATGGTGCTCCAGTAGTAACTAGTAATCCTGCTTCATTATTTTTACATGTACTAACACATCCTGCAAACCCACAACGTATACCAGTCAATGAAATTGAAACACATGTAAACATGCTTCAATTAGCTCATTGGTATACATACTGTGATACACTTAGAACAATAACATTTCACGATGTAAATTCAAATACAAATCCTGTAACAAAATCATATAAGTATGAGTATAATGGAATATTAGCTAGTCAAAGAAGTATATTAGAAATATTACGAGATATTTGTGCAGCAGGACGGGCAAGTCCAGCAATAATAGATGGTAAATGGACAGTAACTATTGATGAGCCTAAAACAGAAATTGTACAACATTTTAGTCCTCATAATAGTTGGGGATTTGAATCAGTAAGAGCCATACCTAAAATACCTGATGCTTTAAAAATAACATTTTATGATGAAGAACAAAACTATCAGCAAGTAGAAACAATAGTATATAATTGGGGTAAAAATTATTCTAATAGCACATTATTTGAAAGCATTGAGGTACCTGGCGTAACTAATCGTGCCGCAGTTATAGATCACGGAAAATGGCATTTTGCACAAGCAAAATTACGTAGAGAAATATACTCTATAAACTGTGATATTGAATATTTAGCTTGTAATCGTGGAGATAGAGTAAAGCTAACTCATGATGTACCTGCTTGGGGACTAGGAAGTGGCAGAATACAAGAAATATTTACTAATAATCAAACTAGTAATGTAGTTGTTAAATTAACTGAATCAGTGCCTATAGATAGTACCGGCTCAAAAACTTATAAGGTAAGAGTACGTAGTAAAACAGGTACAGGAACATTATTTAATGTTATAAATCTTATTCCATTTTCTGGATTTACAAGATCAGGAACTAATACAATTATTATTCAGGTAGATCCCGCAATTGTTCCAGTTTTACCTTTTGATAGTACGGACACACTTAGTATAACCTGTAATAGTTTTAGTCAAATAAACTTAACTACTCAAAAAGTAACAGTTAATAGAGAAACAAACACTATATCATATACTACCAGTGCAACGGTAGGAATAAGCGGATTTAATCCCGCAGAAGGATTTATACGTTTAACCGGTGAATATGAGTATTTAGCAATAAATAGTAATCAATCTATTAATAATACAAATCTTGATATTGGAGATTTATTTTTATTTGGAGAAACAAATAAAGAAAGCCAAGATTTACTAGTCCTTAGCATAGAACCACAAGATAATAAAACAGCTAAATTAACTTTAGTAGACTATGGTGTTACTCCAGGGTACGAAGCAAACCCAACTGGTCAAGGCGAGTACAATATATTTACACAGTACAAGGTTGACACAAATAATTCAATTACTAGTGATTTTGTTTATAATGCACTGATAACACTACCTTCAAAAAATGCTGTTAAAACTTTTACTACTTATATTGTTCCATATATAACTAGTATATATAGTAATGATAATGCTGTAGAAGTTTTGTCTCCTGGAGTATATAAATATAATATAAAAATTTCATATGCTACTATTGGAAGCCAAATTCCTACTAATACAAAGTATGTTGAGTGTCAGTATTATTTAAAAAGCCCCAGTTCAG